GTCATATTTGTCCAATTCGGGGTTCTTAATCTTATCTAATCTAAACGCATTATTCTTTGTTGAATACTTATCAGTTATTTCTTTTGGTAATTGTTTTGGTATTTTTGGCATTATATACAAGAGCATTAAGCCCTTGCCTTTTTCAAAGAGCTATGGGCTTTAGCCCTCAATTGTTATTTAACCTAATAAATTTTTACACCATAAATCATCTATTGTTCCTTCTCTCCAGTTTTGGCAACTCTTTTGACTTCTAAATTGAGAAGGATTCCATCTGGCAACAGTCATATTTTTTCCGTGTTTAATATCTATATTTGGTAATTCTGATTCAAAATATTCTGATCCATAATCATCAACCCTTTCTTTTCTGTTGTGGCTTCCGGGTTCGTATCCCATTTTATTTGAGAAGCCTTCTTTTTTACATCTTCTTAATCTTTCTTCATAATGTTTAAGTAAAAGCCTTCTATCAGCACAAAGCTGAGATAATCTTTTAGCATCATAACTAACAGTAAATCCGTCTTTTAATCTTAAATGCCAAACATTTTTATTGTAATAATATACATCATTTCTTGGTGGAACAAACTTAAAGTGTGAAGGATGATATAAAACATCGTGTTCACAAAAAAATACATAATCAGTATCAAGTATTTTTAACCCTTCCATTATTTGCTTAAACATCATTATTGGACCTCTTTTACCTTCCATTTTTATTCTATATGTTCCAAAATCTATTTCCTTATTTAACGAAACAGCTACAATTTTATTCTTTCCAGCACCAATTTTAATTTGGTTTTGAATTAACTTCTGTAATTCTTCATCTATTAAATTATCTGTATAATAAATTATTCCCATAGTTTTATCCCAATCAGGAATAGGATAAAATTTTTCTAATAACCAAGAAAATGGATATTTAGCTTTTTCCCATTGATTGTTTAACCATAAATTTTTTGAATACTCCCTTGCTTTTTCAATTCCTTTATTTGGATAAGGAAACCCGAAATCACCACCTTGTGTTCTAAACATATGAGCATACCAAGTTCTTCTATTAACTAACAATCTTCCACCAGACAACCAGGTTTTACAGGCAACCTCTACTCCTTGCTGTCCCCAGCTTCCGTGTTTTTCATCACATATCTCAAGATCCCAATATCTTTTTCTTGTAATCATAAAACAAGAACCCTGTAAACTCATAGTTTCTACTAAATCACCTTTCTGTTTTTTCTTATAAGCCCCCCAATACTGAAAATGTAATGTTTTGTCAAATCTGAAGGCTGTACTATTTGGACTTTTCTTTCCTTTCCAGATTATATCTCTTTTCATTTTGCCTCCACATTTCGGACAAGGATGTTCTCTCCCCTGATACTCCCTTACTCCACACTTTTTACATACCCAATCAAAAGCGTGAAGATTTTTCATATTAGGAACCATAGTTACATCATCTCCTACTTCTTTAAAAGCCTCTAACATCTTACGATCAAAACCTTTGTCAAAAGAACAATGGGCATCTACTTTCATTATATATTTTGCTCTTGAACGCTTAACCCCCTGATTGATTGCAGCTCTTTGCCCTACTGGCTTATCATTTTTAATCACTCTTACTCTACTACTTTTTGGTATTTTTGGAATTGGAATATCATATCCATCTAAAACAACTATTACTTCTGTGTCTGCTTCTATATTATTTAAAATATCTCTTACTGTTATTCCGGCAAACATTTCATTTCTTGCTGGAATAACTATACTTAAATTAGGCATAATACTTCTTTAAAACATCTTTTGCACTTCCCCAATATGGAAGTTCTTTTAATCTTGGAAAACCTTTTCTTTTCTTTTTTCCTAAATGTCCATAACCTACTGCTTCCGGATGAGAAAAAACTATATTTGGAATTTCAGAATAGAATATCTCTGTTTTATTTATTTTTAATCCGAGTTCCTTTTCTTTTCGTCCCGGCTCTCCCCAAGAATATCCATTAAACTTAGGATTATCCCCAAATTTATTTAATCTTTCTTCTATGGCTTCAATAAAAGCTTTCCGATTAGCAATTAAACTATTAATAACTAAACGATTTTTAAATGAAAATACTGGTGGTTCAGACCAAGTAAATATAGACCATTTACTAACATTATAAGCAAAATTAGTTTTCTTTGGTCTAAAATTAAAATGCTCTGGCGAATACAGAACATCATCTTCAGCCATTGCTACATATTTTGTATTCGCTTTCTTTGCTCCAATTAAGGCTTGTTTAAATATATTAACGTGCGAACGACCAATATCTCCCACACATATATTTTCCCCTAAATCCATTGGCTTTTGTGAAACGCTAATCAATGGAATATCTTTTTTTGATAATAATAATTGCTTTTTTGTTTCTTTAAAAAAGTGGTCGTTTATATAATTAGCTGTATAATAAATTATTGTTAAATCCTTCATCTTTTTACAAACCACCAACAAGGCTGGCGATCGTCTTTAAAGTTATCTGAATTTCTTGGAATTAAATTAAGCTCCAACTTATGTATTTCCGTATATTTATTTACTGCCTCTACAACTCCAGAATCCTTAAAATGACAATAATCGTGCCCTGAAATAATTCCTCTTTTTCTAACTTTACGACTCCATATAATTACATCAGTCATAACGTGATCAAATATATGGTTTCCATCTATAAAAACAAAATCTAAAGAATTGTCAGAAATATCAAGCGATGCTTCTAAACTTGGTTTTTTAATTATCTCTGCATTATATTTTCCAAGTCTTTCTTTTGCCTGTTTATAAGCATTATCTTGATAATTCTTTCCTCTCCAATTTTTTTCATAAGGTTCCCAAACATCAATACAATAAAGTTTTAGACTTGGAATTTGTTGAAAAAGTATTTCAGAAAACCTTCCTTCTGCTACACCAATTTCAGCTCCCACTTTGAAACCTCTTTCTTTAAAATATTTTGCTAAATCAATTCTACTTTTCATTTGGCTTACCAAAATCTTTTAATAATTTATCTTCCCAATTTTCTTCCCATCCCGGGATTGGATAAAATCTTTTAATCAACCAATTAAAAGGTTTAGTTTGTTTTTTCCAAGCTGAATTTGTTATCCATTTATTTGTATATAAATTTGCTTTTGTAAATTCTTTTTTATCTAAACGATAACCTCTACCATATTTTTTTCCTTTGTGTAAATGAGCATACCAAGTTTTTTTATTTCTCATTAACTTACCACCTGATAACCAAGCCTTTAAACCAATCTCTTGCATTTCGCTTCCGAATTCTCCATAATTTTTTTCATCCATTAAATCTAAAAAATCAAAATACTTTTTCTTCATAAACCAGCAAGAACCTTGTGCTGATAAATCTTCATCTATTAAAATATTTAATCTTTTTAATATCCTCTCTTTCCATATTCTTCCGTGTAATCCTACTCCACCTCTATCGTTAGGATCATCAGGATAAGACAAATACATAGAATCTATATCAGGCTTACCAACTTCCTGAACACACCAATTTTCAGCATCTAATCTCTTTCTTCTCGGAATAACTACCCAATCATCATCACAATTATCAATTAACTTTTTGTCAAATCCTTCGTCTAACAAACAATGTCCATCTAATTTCATTATATATTCTCCTCTTGCTACCTTTACTCCATCATTGATAGATCTTCTCATTCCAAGAGGAGAAAAATGTTTCAAGATATTTACTCTTTTATCGTTATTAAAGTATATTCCTTCGTCTAAAACAGGAATAACTTCAATTTCTCCCTCTGCTTTTTTGAGTAAATCATCTACTGTATTATCTAAAAATCTTTCATTTCTGCTTGGTATTATTATTGATAACATTATTTTGTTCGGTATCTTTTCTTTTCTCTTTTTTTTGGTTCTTCAGCCCTCATCATTTTATCAACAGGACTTCTCATTAAATGATTGCGAAAAAGAATAGCAACACCATTTTCAATTAAACCGTGGGCAATATTATTGCCTACAAGTTCAGTATCACCAGCTTTTTTATTTTTATAGTTTTTTATATATTGTATCTTTTGCATAAATTTAGAAAGATGAGCCAACAATTAGAGGATACTTCTTGCTAGCTCATCTTGAACTCATCGCTAATTACTAAGGAATGCTTATAAGCTCACGCATTGCAGCTTCAAGAACACAGTTTCCTGCAATTCTTTCTACTACACGAATACCAATTTGATCTCTTTCCCAAGCAGTGCCAGCAACATTTGATACGGTGACAGTAATTCTTCTACGATCGCCAAGCCAGTATCCCTGTTTGAAATCTCCAAAAAAGATTGAAGATTCAGGAACCCAGTTGTTTTCGTAAATAGGATATCCGTGAAATGTGTCAGGTTGTCCTGGAGCAACTGCATCCTGCCAAAGATAACGATTATTGCTATCTTTTATCTTTCTCATTTCTCTAATGTTAGTGTTGTGTGCTAAGAAAACTGCATTTCTCCTATACTTTGAAGGCAAAGCATAAATAAGATTTATGATATCGTCAAAGTCTAGGTTCCCAGAACAAGAAACAGTGCTGATTGAACAACTTGTCAAACCAGTAGGTTGTCCTGTTCCTGATCCTGATGTAATAACTTTGTCTTCTTCCTCTGCAATTCTTTCTGAGAAAAGTCGGATAATCAACTGAACAATATCAAAGTCAGTAGCATCTTCTACTAATTCTTCAGAAGTATACATAATAGCTGCTACTTTATAAGCAGTTAATGTCTTTTCATCAAAATCAGCAGTAGTAGTTGACTTTGTAGCATTTTCAGAAGTCCATCTTACTTGAGGCTTGCTTCCTAATTTAGGAATCTTCAAAACGTCCCTTTTCATAGTAACGACACGAACTAAATTCCTCATAAGAGTAACTTCTGGAATGTCTCGGATAAGTTCAGCCCTAAATTCATCAGGAACTAAATAACCCAATTATGTTAATCTTATGCTTTCACATAAGTTCGGACTATATCTTTTCGCCTCGTAATTCTTTTACAATCTGATTACTTCTTAGGCGAGCTTCACGTATAGTCTCTGAGGTGCGTCCTCTTGTTTGAATTGATTGGCATAGTTCTACTAACTCTAGTTCTCTATTGCGATACGGTTTCTTATTTTTATACATTCCTTCTTTAACTCTATTCAATCTACTTTCACAAAACTCTATTATATATCTAGCTCTCTCTTTTTTATTTCCAGTCAGTTCATTCAAAATAGGTTTTAGTATTCTTAGAACTTTAGCAAGATTTTTTATACAAAGCTTGTAATAAACTTTTGCATTTTTCTTTCCATTATGACTATCTCTAATATACGGATTAACTCCTAATTCTCTCATTATTCTTTGTGTTTTTTTTATAATAGCAACATCTGTATTAACTATCTGTATTTCTGGTCTAAACCATACATATCCGTGGTTTTTACAATCTCTTAATCCTATATATCCTTCTCCATCTATTATTCCTGCGAGCCAACCAATTTTTAAAGAACTTACCTGCTGATTGCCTATTGTTTCATCATTCACATTTTTACAATTAGTTAGTAATGAATGCTTTAAGGTGTTCCAGCAAATAGTGAAGTTTAATGACGGCAGTTTTATTTAATGTGCAAATGAAACTTGGGGTTTACCGTCAGCTGCTGTCCCCTCAGAAAGAGCTTTTAAAGCTACATTATCGCCCCTAAGTAAAGCACCAAAGAACTTAACGATCTTCTCCTCTTTACTCATTTTGGCAACATCAAGTGGCTTTATGTCTTCCTTTGAGAACAATTTCTCCTTCAAAGATTCCCCACCTTTAAGAGCTGATTTGATTCCACTGATCTCCTTTTTGAGTTCTTTTAAACCAAGATAAGATTCAATTGACTTGGCAGCCTTTTTGATTTCTTCATCATCTGATTCTTCTTCCTCAGTTTCCTCATCAGAAGTTTCAGTTTCTTCTTCAGTCTCTTCTTCGGTAGTTTCCTCTTTTTCTTCCTCTTCTGCTTGCTTTTTCTTTATTTTACTCATTTTGTATTTTATCTTTTAAGTTATTAATATCTTTTAAGATTTTACCCAATGCTAGCACGGCAACACGGTTCTTCCTGTGTTTACGTGCTTGCTTACGACCTTTATCACGTTTATCCTCCCCACGGCTCGGTGATGCATCTGCTGCAAGCAGGTCACGAAGCGTGGAAACGGCTATTTTCATTGATCCAATAGCATCTGTAACAATTTTTCTATTTCTTCCAGAAAGAACTCTACCTTCTTTTAATTCAATAAGCTCACTTTGAAGTTTTTTTAACTCAACTTCAATATCTTTTTCTGTTTTTTCACTAGCTGGTTCAAACTTTCCACCAGCAGCATTACAATGATTTTTAGCAGAAGAAATATTCCAAACCTTTTTATCATATCTCATAGCTTGAAGTTTTGACTTTCCGTCTTTAATTCCAAAAATATAATCAACGCATTTTCCATCACTTTTTCTATAACAATTTTTTCTGGCAAATTTATCAAACTTTGAAGGATCTTCAAGTCTACAAGAATGCTCATTTGGATATGGCTTTTCCAAAATTTCTTTATTAATAATTTCTTCATCACATAACTCCAGTTCTTTATTTTCTTTTTCAGGTTCAATCTCCTCAGTAGTTTCTTGTCCATTTTCAACCACTTCTTTCCAGTCTGCTCCTTTTTCTTTTAGCCAATCCTTAACTTTTTCTTTTTCTTCTTCGCCATAGCTTTTAGCATATTGTATAAGAGCTTGAGCATTTGCAGGAACAGGAACTGCTGATATTTCTAACAACTCCGACTCAAGTATTATATGAGGATCGCTTTCATCAAATTTCTTTGGAATAAATCCGACAGAAAAAGCCCTCATAATGCCTTCCTCAAACATTTGTTTTAACTCCCTGGCAAGCTGAGTTATATTATGAAAAACTGGCTCAAATATTAATTTATTTCCTTCAGTTTTTATATTTTCAGCTGTTCCAATAGGAGGCTCCCCATAATTGTGAGCAAACAAAAGAACAGGATTCTTTTTAAAATTTGATAAATCCCATCCATCGGCTTTAACTACATCGCCCACTCTATCTTTAGAGTCAGTTGAAGCAACTGCTACTAATTTATCGCCGACCTTCTTTACTATAGCTTCAATCTGTTTTTTCATACTTCTATTTTTAAACTATCAGATTTATTTATTCGTCTGATAGATGTTACTTATTAAAAACTGGTATAATTGTGCAACGACATCTTACGTGTAATGGTGGATAAGAAACTTCTCCATAACTGAAGTCCAAACCCATAAAAGTATCACCTTTATCAAAATAATTATTTTTTAAACCAATTGTTTTACCATTCATTGCAACGCATCTTTCACAAGTTCTTTCATCAAAAGCTGTAAGCCACTGCTTCTGCTCAACAACTTCAGACTGCTTATATGCCTCAATTGTCCCAAAATTCATAGCTCTTGCAGTTTCAGTTCTTGCAATTGCAATAGACCTATGTCTTTCAGCATTCTCAAATACTTTTTCTACTCTTTTGGCTAAAAGACCAATGCCCTCTCCACTATCCAATCCATCTGTGAGTTCTTTTCTCAATTTCTTATTTGTAACTTCATTTACCTCCTCAGCAAATTTAATAGAATTCTCTTTTAAGAAATCTTTAATTGCCTGAGAAGTCATATCTATTGCCCCAGCACCAATCAAGCTAGCAGCTAAATCACCTTCTTGTTTTAAAACTTCCTTCATTACAGGAGTTAAAATTATTACAAATTCCTTTGATTCTTCTTTTACATTTAGTAAAACCTGTGGTATATTAAGTGCTTTTGCACCTAATCTTTCTAGTGTTTTTCTTTTTTGTTTTCTAAAAAGAGCTTTAATTCTTTCACTAAACTTTTCTTCTAAAGCCTCTTGGACTTTTATTTGCGATCTCCAAAAACTTTCAGCTTTTTTTTCCGTTATTTCCCTTTTTTGGACTTTTTTTTTACTTTTCTTGAATGATATTTAATTATTTTCATTAAATTATCACTCACTTCCTTTTCATCTGCTTGTTTTTTTCTAAAGCGAATATTCTTTTTAATTGATTTTTTAGGAGTTTCATCTCTTTTGCTTGAACCAACACTTACAAGATTTAACGGAAGATAAATTTCATCTCCACCGTTAATTGGTTTCAATCCTTCTTTATCTCTTACTTCATTAATTGTCATCCATCCATTCTTTAGAGCATTTTCATATTTATCAAGTTTGGCTTTTACATTTTCAGGAACTGGATCTTCAAAATCTAAATAGAGATCATCACCAAACATTGGAATATAAAATTCATTCAACTGTTCAACTATCTTTTTCATCTTAGGTTTAATTGTCCATCTGGCAAAAGTATAAGCTCCAGTTTCAGCATTGGCACGATTTACATCATCACTAACAGCAACAACACTCTTTGGAACTCTGAAAATAGAGAATAATTTATCTCTGCTAAATTTCTGTTGTTCAACAAAATCCATATCTTTCTGGCTTAACTGCATAATTTTAAAATCCATATCTCCCTGTAAAATAGCAAGTTTTGAAACTTTATCTATTCCACTAAATTTCTTATTCCAAGCTTTTTCTAATCTTGCAATCTGTTGTTCTGAAAGTTTATTCTTAACAGATAGAATTGAATCAGGTCTTGCTGAATTATAGAAAAATCTTAAATTCCATTCTTCAGAGTACTTATCTAAATTATAAGTTGAAGCAGCAGAAGCTAAAGTTCCTCTTCCTCTAAAAGGACGATTTGGATCAGGATATTTTAGGAATATAATCTCCCAAGGTTGAAACTCAACAAATTTTCCATTATCTACTTCATATTTATATCCACCAATCACATTTTTCTTATCCCATTTAATTGTTAATCTATCAGGTTTCAAAAGATATATTGAAGTAGGAGGAGAATTTTCACTTATTCTTTCCAAAGCCCAAGGTGCTTCCCCAGCTAATTCTAAATACTCTTGAGTTAACCAAAAATGATCAAATTTTGTGGTAAAATCATTTACTTTAAATAAAAGGTCTAACGCCTCGTGATCTAATACTTCTTCTACCTTATTTCCTGATCTCTTATATAATTTAAGTTCTATTCCTGCCACTTCATCACAAATCGCAGAAATACAAGAGTGGACCCAGCCAGTAGCAGATCTTAAATAATCAGATTCGTTCATATCAGGAGGCATCTCCCCTAAAGTATTTGAAGCAGAAGGAAAATATCCAGTTTGTTCTGGAACTTCGCTCCAAGGCATTATCTCTCTCTTATTTTTTATATTTGGCTTTTTGCTTTTTGAAGCTTTTTTTTCGTAGCCAAAGTATTTTAAGAAGTTATCTATTATCATAAAAAAAAGGCATTAAAACAGCTGTTTTAACGCCAGTTCGTCTGACTTAGTTTATTATAGAAAAAGCCAGACCAATTGTCAACCTTTTAAGTTATCCACAGGGCTCATAATCATCTTCAGCTAATAAATAGCTTCTTTCTATTGTTATAATCCTTGTGGGACGACCCTTTTTAACTTTAATATCTTTTATAAGTTCTTCATTAAACTTATAAATAGCATATTTCTCAACAGACATTCTTTGAATAAGATTAAAATATTCCCGATCTATATCTTTATGTAAAGTTATGGTATCTTTATTTTTTATCATTCTTACATTTTTTAATTATTTCCTTTAATTGTTTTACCGACAATTTTACATCATATTTTTCCCTGATTTCTTTAAATCTTTTATCTGCCTCTTTCTGTCTTTCTTTTGGATCTAAAAATCTTTCTAATTCTTCAGGAGTAGTAGCAACCGGCATTCCAAGAGCCCAAGCTGTAAAAGTTTTATTTTTAGATTTAAATCTTCCTCTTGGTCTTGTATCAGGAGGCATCAAAACAATATCTGCTTCTAATATTTCCTCATTAAAATTAAAATAAGGATCTTCCCAATTATATTTTATATTTTTATCAGCTTTTAAATAAGGAGGTCTTCCATTTGATATAACTTTTAATTTCAACCCATATTTTTTAAGAAACATTAAAGTTTGATCAAGAGTAGAAGCATTATGAGAATAACCAAACCATACTACCCACTTTGCCTTGCCTTCGTGTTTCTTTCTAACATTATGAAACTCTAAATCTTGCCTATCTGGAACAAAATATACTGGCTTGCTACTAAATTTATCTAACTCTTTTTTTAATCCAGGACTTGATACAGTGACAGCATCACATTCATCAATTAACTCTACAATCGGAACGGTGTCAAGCCAATCAGGATCACATAAATCCAATATCTTAATTCCATTATAAGCTTTTAGATATTGTTTCCAAAAACATTTTTGAAATATAACTGCCTCATATTTAGCACCTTGCCGAAAAATCTCTGCCTCATCCCAGTGATTAACTAACCAATGCCCTCTTATTCTTGAAGAGCCTAAATTTGACTTTCCGTGCCAATCTTCAAATAAAAGAATTCCAACTTTTTTATTTTTTATTTTCATAACTTTTTAAAACTTTATTTACTAATTTAATCCAATCCTCTCTAAACCTTTCACCACTAAATAATTTTTGAGCTGTTTCTTTTCCTTTTTGTCCTATTTCAATTGCTTTCGGATAATTAAATGTCATATCAGCTATTTTTTTAGCAGCGTCTAAAGGATTGTTTTTACAAATAATACCATTTACTCCATCCTCTATGAAAGTATCAGCATCTTGATATTTAGTGGTGATAACACAACAACCACTAAACATAGCTTCTGTTCTTGTTCTTGGCATTGGCGAACCGTAAGTGGGATTAAAATATATTAATGTTTTTCCTAAGAATTCACGATATTCATCCCAACTTCCTCCAATAAAATCTTGGCTTATCCAAACTATTTCAATTCCATATTTATCTCTTAATATTTCTCTTGTTTCTCTAAACAGACCTCTATTGTAATATTTATCTCCAATTCCAGCTGGAGATATGCAGGTAGCAGTTCTTGGTTCTTTTCTTAAATCCCACCATTCATCTTTATCAAGTCCGTGAATTATAGCTTGAGTATAATCTCCCCATTGCTCTTGAGCTTTATGAGAATTAACTACAACAGCATCAACATCTTTTAAAAGCTCTTTCATTTTTTTCTTCCCCCAAGCTATTCCATTTTCATCTGTTGGATCTAATCCTTCTTCATCAGCTGCCATTTGATTAAATAATTCAGGATAAATAGGTGTTCCGTGATTAATAACTATTATTGGAAGTTTTCCTTTTAATACTCCAATTAAATGTTTAAACAGTTTTGACTTTCCTAAACTTTCCAATAAACATTGCTGATCAACGTGAAGAATAGCTAAATCATATTTCCCTTCTTCAAAATATGGAACCCATTTTAAATCTTTAGGCATAGGACGATTTCTATTATCCCATTTCCTCGTATGTTGTATTAAATAATGCCAATTAAAAGGCAATTTTAGCAATTCATATTGATGAGCTACGTGCCAAGGCACAGAAAATACATTTATCTTTTTTGTTTTATTTGACATAATCTTATATTTTTAGGTGTAATATTTGACAATTTATTCCGTCATATTTATAGTAAAGGAATACTGATATAAATTGAAGCTTCAAACCTGCCTATGTCCCGATGAGGGTGGCAGGTTTTTCTTTTAATCAGGATCTCTTAAAAAATTACACTGGCTACAAAGCCCAATCTTATCTCTCATTCCTCTTTTTAAATAATATCTTATTTCTAAAAACTTATCGCAATTCCACAAGTCTATAACATTTTTATCCATTACATTTCCAGCAATCGTTGTTGAGTAATAATCAGCACAACATAAAACCATATTTCCTTGATAATCAATCATTGCTTGTTTTAATGCCTTATCACAAGGTTTTAAAACTAAGACATCTCTGCCGACCTTTATATTTCCTGCTCTATTCATAAAAATCTTTTGACGATCTCTATTCCAAACCACAAATAATCTAACTTTCTTTCCGTCTTCATATTTTTTAAATTTTTCCTCAGTTTCTTTATTATAGCAAGTAATTAAAACTTGAGACATTCCTTTTTCAAAAAGCATATTATAATAATCCATATCCTTTTCTATTCCATTGCTACCTATCATAATAGGATTATCTGGAAATATCTTTCTAGTTTCTTCAATAAACATCGGTAGTCTTTCGTCTAAAGTTGGTTCATTAAATCCATACGGAGATATTCTTCCAGTATAATTCCTTTCTTTTAAATCTTTCATAATTTTAAAATAAACTTTTTCGTCCATTAATTCTCCGTGTTTTTCCATTTTAGAATTTGGGCAAGACCAACAATTAAGATTACAGCCGTGATAAGTTTCTATTTGAATTGCTTTAAATTTATCATTCATATTAACTCGTTTTTTCTCCAAACAATTTATAATTTATTAACTTTGCCTTTATTAGACCTTTTCTTTTTTCTGGAGTCATTTTACTTGATTTTAATTCCCTTGCTAAAACATCAGGAAGATATTTCATAATAAATCCCTGATTTTTATATCTCGTTCTTATCTCTTGAGAAGCACCACCCCAACTTGTTATTCTTTCATTAAACATTCCAGCATTAATCAAATGCTCTCTTTTAATAGCACTAAAATTTTCAACAAAACTTTCTTTATGTCCACCTTTATCCCCAAAAGCCCAAAATTTTCCATCCTTTGACATCAAGAAATTAACAAATTTTTCTACCACATCTTTCTCAGGACAAATTCTACTATCACAAAAAACTAAAAACTCTCCGATAGATTCAACTACAGCCATATTTCTTGCCATAGCTAAATTATATCCTTCCCTTTCAGTAAATACTTGCTTAACAGTTATTTTTGAATCCTTTATATTAAGATTTATTTCTTTCTTTTCTTTTTCATCCCAAGCTACAATTGCCTCAATATTATTATATGTTTGACCTGCTAAGGAAGATAATATAGCTCTTACTTGTTCTTCCCTATCATAAGTAGCCGGAATAATAACACTTACACAAGGCTCTTTTCCAAACATAACTTTATTAAATAGTTTTTCATATTTCTTAGCCAAATATTCGGGAGTAAATCTTTTAACTGCCTGAAATCCATTTTTTCTTAACTTATTTCTTAAACTTTCATCTTCCATTGCTCTTTTAATCTTTTCTTTCATCTGTTCATAATTCTCAAATTCAAAAAATAAGACATTCTCTTCATCTTTCCCAATATCAGTAGCTATACCATTATAGCTAGTAACCACAGGAACACCCATAGCAAGAGATTCTAAAAATCCTAAAGGACCTGCTTCGTGCCAAGATTCACTATTTCCTACATAAAGAGTAATATTTCTATAAAAGTTTTTTCTTTCTTCATCAGGGCAATTATAATAATCAAATCTTATATTATCTTTATATTTTTGAGGAATTGAATCCCAATAATCTGGCTTATCAAAACGACCCATAAAATAAAGTGGATATTTAAGCTCATAACAAGCTTTAGCAATTTCTTTTAACCCCTTCCAGGGAACAACTCTTCCAACATATCCAATTGCTGGTTCTTTTGGTGGGTAATTTTCATTAAAATCAAAGAAATCATATTCTGGAACATTTTCTATTTTATGAGTTTTCCCTGGATATAAATTATTTATAAATTCAAAGTATTGATTTGTCTTAACAACCAAGGCATCAAAATCTTCCCATTTTTCAAGTTTCCTTTTTCTTAAGGTATGAAAAGTTAAAATCTTCTTTTTGTCTTTTAATTCAGGAATCTTTTCGCATAACTGCCAAGCTACATTCCAATACTCAAAATTAATTATATCAGCATCTTTAGCTGCTTCTCTTATTTCTTCCAAATGATCAGAGATATCTCTTGGTGGACAATAAATAAGTTTCCACTCAAATTGAGGATTATATTTACGAATATGTCCACATAATCTTCCAATTGACCAAGGACAATCTGGTATTTGTAATATTTTAATCATATATTTTATTAATTTTATCTATCAACCACGAAGAACTTTGAACTTTTTCTCCGCCCACATTTTCAATAACTTTAATCCCAAATAAATCACATATCTCTTGTTCTTTTTTAGGTATATTATTATAATTTCTATCACCACCTTTAGCAAAAACATCAGGTTTAATAATGGCTAAACTATTTGTTACTGTCTGATCTTTATCAACTGACTCAAAAACTTCATCAACATACTTTATACTTTCTATTATTTCTTTTCTTTGATGAAATGGCATAAAGAAATAACCCTTCTTCTTTATTAAAAATTCATCTGTATTCAAAATAACAATCAATTTTTCTCCCAGTTCTTTAGCTACCTTCATCTGGCGGATATGCCCAATATGAATTGGATCATATCCGCCAGAAACAGCTACGATCTTATATTTTTTCGTATTCATCTTGAGTTAATATAATATCGTAAGTTTTATATTTCTTGTTCTTATTAAATAAGCCCAAGTTTTTTGCCTGTCTTAAAACTTCATTTTTATCTAAAGTTATAGGACTAGCTTTTTCATCCCCAGAAAGGATTTTCTTTTTTCTTCCACGTGGCATATTTTTTTAAAGTTAACTTTATTAAACGACCTTTTTGAAAGCTTTTGCTATTAGCTTCCATTCATATTTATCATAATTAATATTTATTTTCTCAAATCCTGCTTCTTTCAAGTTACTTTCTAATATCTGTTTAGTAAAAATATTTAAATGATTATCAAAGCGATGCTTTTGAGCTCCACAAAAGGCCATTAACCAACGCATTGGATTTACTTTAGCTTTTCCTTTACAATTCCAACAGCCCGGAACCCCCCTGGCATCTTTTTCAGACTTCGGTTTGTGAAGAACACAACCACAAATTTCACCTTTAACAAACATCTCACACATTTTATCAATTGCTGGAACCTGAATCGTTATTCTTCCGCCTGGCTTTAACATTCTTCTCCATTCTTTTAAAACATTGAGAGTTTCACGCCAAGAGATATGCTCTAAACATTCTATTGAAACGATTTCATCAACACTATCATCTTCAGCAAAATCGTAAGGAATATCTGTAATATTCCACTTTATATCAGTAGCACCATCCCAATCTAATCCATCTATATTTTTAAATCCATTTATTCTCTTTGGACCACCACCAATATTATATTTTATAGATTTTGACATAATTCTATTATATTATTGATATTTTTATTTTGATTTGGTATCTCTTTTGGTAAATAATAATTTTCAAGCGATCTAGTAAGAAAAGGAATCTCACCTTTTCTTTCAACCTTAAGTTCTTCGTTCAAATAAGTATCAAATGGATACCAATCTAAATAAACTATATTACAACCTAGCTTTATTGCTTCCATTACAGTATTGTTTCCCCCAGCCTTAAAAGGAACAAACAAAGTCTTGTATTTGTCAATTTCTCTCATAAGCTCAGAATGAGTTAATGAATCAATGTCTCCACCTTTTCCTATTGTTTTAATCGGAATTTCTTTTTTAACATTATTTAAATAAACAAAGTTCTTTTCATCGTTTCCCCATTTAGCAGAAACTGAAATAATTCCTTCCTTTTTCTCTTTCCAGGGAGTAATACTTTTAATATCATTGTTAAATCCCGTAATATAGGTTTTAACTTTTTCTCTTACTTTTGTCCCAAATATCTTTTCTAACAAATCATTCTCTCTTGTCTCCCAGCCCAATATAACAGGAGCTTTTTCAAAAACTCTTTTTTCCTTTTCGTAGTAATCAACCATTTTTGAATATCTCAAAGCATCAATTAAAATTCTTTGCTCTTCTGCCATCATTTCATTTAGATTCCAGCCTTTTTCTTTAATTAAAATATTTCTTGTCATAAAACTTCCCATATCATAGACAACATTATTCCATTCACTTAAAACAAAATCACCAAGCATATAACCGATAACATATATAATATCAGGATTAAAATCTTTTACTTGATTCTTAATATCTGTCTTTATTGAAGTATCAACACCTGGAATTGGTTCTATTCTATAACCAATCACTTTTAAATCACAGTATTTTGACATCATTTCAAACTGGACCCTCAAGCGATTATTCCAATCTTCCAATCTCTTATAAGGATGTATTGCCAATATCCTCATTATTATTTATATAAAAAAGATGAATTCCGAAAGGTTTTTCATTATAACCTACCTTCCATCTTAAATTATGATTATCTTGTAAATATTTACATATTTCGTATTCTTCACGACCTTTATGATATTGAAAAGATTTATTTTTTATTGCTTCGTATGCTTCTTTACAATATTTTGTTTTATAAAAATGCAATCCGTGAATTAAACCTCTTTTAGAGCAATCAACATATCCAGTAAAACACCAAAATCTATTTTCCTTTGTTTTTCTTTCCTGCCAATTAATATAACTGATAATTTGTTGCAAGCTCATATTTACTATTACATCAGCATCAACTACCATTATCCAATCAAAATTATCTGATAAAGATGAACCCATTTTAATCGCCTGCTTTGTCTTATCTTCTAATGTGCTATTTCCTTTAATAACAGCCACACTAAAATCTTTATTTACTAAAGAAGAAAAAGAATCTTTGAATGTTTTTTCTTTTGTAGCTCTTATAATTGCATACACCTTTGACATATTTCTAAATTATCTAAATTATTTAATAATCTTTTTCTCTTTTTTCCGTTCCATATTCTTTTCATACTATCTTCATTCAAATTTCCAATCTCATATTCACCAAGCCAATCGTGGCAACATAGATAACACTTTCCATTCCAACCTACTACTAAACGACTATCAACATTATGTTTACAAATTACTTTCATCTTTCTTTTAGGCTGGATATTGATATTATCTTTATTTATACATACAAAATCAGAAATCTGGCTAAAGAAAGCACGAATATCATCTAAATACGCCATATTTACCCTCTGAGATACCACAGAAACAATTATCTCTGGCTTTCCGACCAACTCCCCTCTCTCAGAAAAAAGTGCCCTTAAATTGGAAATAACAGCGTTATAGTTTAATCCTTTTCTTATCTTCTCATAATCTTCTTTAATATGACTATCTATACTAATGAATATCTTGTCAACATACTTTAAAACATATTTTCTATTTTTTGTATTTAATAAAGAACCGTTTGTTATTAAAATTACCTTCATTCCTTTATGTCTTGCCAACTTTGCTACTTTATTCCAATAAGGAACTAATAATGTTTCTCCAAACCATTCTAATTTCACTGTTTTAGCTCCCATTTTTACTGCTTCCTTTATAATATTCTCTGCTTTTTCTAAATTCATTGTGCCATTTTCTCTTTTTAGTTTTGCTCTCGGGCACATTATACAGTTAGAATTACAAGCTGTTGTTAACTCTAATTGTAGTTCTTCCATATTATTTATCAGTTTCTAACCAAACTTCTAATGTTTCGTTATTATGATTTTGTATTTTTTTTATTTTCCATCTTTTATCAAAACCATATCTCCAACGATTTTCCTTCTGCAAATAAGTAAAAGTTTTTTCATCAAAGTCTCTGCAATGTGTTGGATCTTTATATCTGCTCTGACCCCTCCAATGAGGACATCTAATATACATAGTTCCTTCTTTCTTTAAAACTCTTAAACATTCATTCATTATAAAAATGAAATCATCATTACTTTCAATATGCTCTAAAACACTATCTGCCTTTATGTAATCAACAGAATTATCACAAAAAGGCAAACCTCTTTTTAAATCTCTTATATATTTTTGTCCATAATCAGCTTTATCCAATCCAATCCAACCATCTTCTTTTTGTTCTCCACAACCGATTATAAGTTTTATATCTTTATGTATTTTTTTCATAATTTTCCAAAACCATTAAATCCAAATTGTTCCGGCTTTATTTTTTTAACTTTTTCTCGTATAAATTTTGAATGTTTATCTAAACTAAAATAACTACATTTTTTTTCTCTTTCTCTCATCATTCCAAGAAAACTATTAAAACAAGTCTCGCTTCCATATTTCCCTTCTCCTCCAAAAAATCTATCCAAGGCATTAGAAAATCTTAGTCGGTTCTCTCTTATTTGTTTTTCAGTCATAAATGTAAAATCATAAGTATAAAACTTAACGTTACTTCTTGTTAACCTCATATTGGACATTTTAATTATTTCCCCCCTATCCATTCCTTCATCGTCAACATATCTTTTCACTATTGGTCTTAAAAAGCTACCAGACTTATTCTTTTTAATATCTTCTCCTATTCCATATCTTATAACAGGATATCTTTTTTTATTTATAAGAAGCGGATAATGATCTTTTTCAAAACAAGCATTATAAAGCACAAAATTAACTTTTTTCAATTCTATTGCTGGAAGATCTGACTTTTCTACTTCTTCCCTTAATCTTTCCACATAATCTTCGTGAAAAATATAATCTACATCAAAATGGAAAGCCCAATCGCTTCTACATTCTAAATACCCAATATTTGTGTTTCTTCCGATAATAGTCCAGTCAAAATCTCTTTCCCATTTTCTACCCTCAACAATTCTAACCTTATCTATCTTTTTTAAATCTTTTAAACTTCCATCAATTGTTCCTCCATCAACTACAACAACTTCATCACAAAAATTAGCAAAACTTTTAATACTTTCTATATAGGGATATCCAGCTGTCTTAGGATTTGTTACGTTGCAATGAGCACTTATTGTTTTTGACATTTAACTAAATAGCCGACTTCATTGTGATTGAAACCTTTTTGACTTCTCATTCCTTCAGCAGAGTAAACCTCATTTAAGTTAACATTCTCTGCTAATCTTGGGATTAACTGAAGTATTTTAAATCCAGCTTTTTCTAGTATTTTAATCACTCCATTTCTGGTATATCTTAAACAATCTTCTCCGACTATTGGATGAACAGGATAAACAAAATGAAAAGAGATATATAAAATACCTCCTTTTTTAAGAAATTTGTTAATATTTTTTAATGCACTATTTGGATCAAACCAATATTCCGATACCTCTAAACAAAAGGCAACATCATATTCCAAACCTTGAAAATGGACATCACTCCAATCAATTTTTTGGATATCTCCCACTAAATCAGGAACAGCATTAAAATGATGAGGATTCTTTAAATCTAAAATATCAAATCTTTTAACATTCCAAGTTTTTGTTCTATTTTTAACTGGATTTTGAGCACCACCAATATCAAGTACCATAGTTTCATCTACATCTATGGTTTTAAGCCAATTTTCTAATTGTAAGCGTGTTTTACTTGCCATAAACTTTTTTAAATAACTTTAAGTAATCTTTAGCCATTTCTTCAAGCGATATTTCGCCGACCATAACTTGTTGAGAAATACCGCCACCATCTTGTTCATATGCTACTTTTAGCCCACAAGCCATAGCTTCAGCAACAACATTTGAACAAGCATCATTAAAGTATGGACATAATAATATATCTGCCGATCTATAAATCTTTGCTAATTCCTTTCTATCTTCTATTATATTGTAAAAACGGTATCTTTTTTCAGCTCCGCCAAATAAATCAAAATTATATTCTTCCTGTTGAGGACTAAACCTTCCAACTATCCACAAATGAGCTTCCGGATTCTTAAAGTAAGCTCTTTGAAAAGTATACCAAGCCTTTTCCCACCTTTTTGTCTCGTCTCTATTATATCTAACAAAAATATATTGAGGATTACCTTGTCTAGGAAGCATATCTCCTGTTCTAGTAAATATATTTTTATCAACTCCATTAAGTATTACTTCGCCATCTTTTTTGATAAATGGCTTGATAAAACTTTTTGCCCAATTAGATTGATAAACTATTTCATCTGCCATTTGAGCAAAATCATATAAACGACCTGTTCCGGTATTGCGATTACGACTATTTCTTGGTATATTGTCAATTCTTAATACTATTTTTTTACCAGCTTTTTTAGCTGCTTTAACTGTATCCCTTGCCTCAAGTGTTGCTCCTGGAATAAAGAAAATATCACAATCTTTCCAATCATTTATAAATTCAACTTCATTTTTAAGAGATTGTATAAGGTTTCTAGTAAAAGTGAAACCTCCTCCTAAATCCCCTTGTCTTGCTCTTTCTGGAATATATATTTTCATATCTTTATAATTTTATTAGGATTTCTTTTTTCTGCAATATATCCAATCTCATTCATCTTTTCATTCATATACCAAAGAAAATCTTCTAAAAATTCCCACATATTATACTTTTCTAATTCAAAGCTATGCCCCCATATCTCAAATCTACCACCTTTTTCCAAGACCTCATCAAACTTTTTTTCAGCTAACTCTTTCCAGGTTTCATCCTCATATTCAGGTTTAGCTGGATGAACGTGAATAGTAGGATCCGTTTCAAATGGATCTTTTGGAAAATTAATTTTTAATGGTCTAGTAGTCCTTGCTTCTTTGAAACCAGCTGCTTGAACATATTGCTTTACTCTTTCATCAAATCTTCCACTTGGATAACAGAACTTAGTTATCTTTCTTTGAACAACAATGTTCTGCAAGTCTCTTTTTGATTCACTTATCTCCCAATCCAAGCTATTATCATCTAAGTACCTAAGATTCTCTGGATGTGTCATAGTATGAGCTCCAACCTCAAATAGCTTCTTTGTTTTATGGCACATATCACAATTAAGAACCCCCGCTAATTTACGAATATCATTTGATGTTAAATCTCTTGTTTCAATCGGGATATAAAACACTGCTGGAATATTATATTTTAAAAGTAACTGAGCCAAAGTCATATCAAGACTTCCTGCATCGTCCCAACTACTTAGAATCTGTATCTTTTTCATCTGCGTGTAATTTAGGCTTTAACAATTTATAATGTTCAGTATGAGCAGAACCTAAGTCCTCTTTTCCCATCTTAACTACAAATTGATTATGATATAGCATACCATTCTGCCTTCTAGTTATCATAACTAGAAAACCTTCCGATCTTTCGGCTTCTTTAATTGCTTCGTGAAGACGATTCTCCTTCTTTTTTGTTGAATTCATAATTGCCTGTCAAATAATTTAAAACTCTTTTATTTGAACTGACCTTTTTTAAGTATTCAATTAAATTGGATATAGATTTAGCAAGATTAACACTTTTTTCCCTATCATCACTCATTTTTTGAAGATTAGATCTAAATTCATTAACTTTACTTCTTAATTCTTCAATTCTATCTTCATTTCTCGATATTCTATCTTTGATTTCAGGAGTTTTCATTTTGTTTGGAATCTGCTTATCTTTTCTTACTTTTTCTTCAAGCTCATTAATTTCCTTGCTATAATTATCGTATTCCGATTTACGATTCCACATATTTCGGAATTGCTTATCAGCATAATGGGCATCAAATCTTAAACGAACTAGTCCTTTTTCTTTTTCTTTTATTATTCTTTTTATTTCTCTTTTTACTTTTCTTTCTGATAAAGTTTGCATAATTTTATTATTTCTTCTTTAAAATTTGTTTTTGGTTGCCAACCTAACAACCTTTTAGCCTTTGATATGTCTGCATAATTATGAGGCATATCAGTTTCAGGCATTTCTACCTGCCTAACTTCTAAATTAGGAAACCGACCTTTAATTATTTTGATTAAATCATTAAGCTCAATCTTTTCTTTTCCCCCTAAGTTTATTATATCAAACTTACTCTTAGGTTTATAGTCAAGTAGCTTGATAATTCCTCTACACAAATCCTTAATATTAACATATCCTCTTGTAGAATCACCTTCCCCATATTTATCAAAAGATTGACCTGTTATTCCACAATTTATTATTTTCCTTATAACCATATCCTCCCTTCCATTTTCGCCATACACTGTAAATGGACGAAAAACTATTGTCGACAAATTAGAGAATAACTTACATAACATTTCACCTGTTTTCTTACTAACAGCATAAGGAGAAACCTGATGATTGCATTCCATTGTTTCTTTCAATGGCGGTTTGTGTAATCCATAAACAGAAGACGAAGAAGTAAATAGAAAGTTTTTAACCTTATGATAATCAGCCCATTTTAATAGCCAATAAGTTCCAATAATATTAGTCTTAAAATAATCATCAGGATTTTCAATAGAGCTTCTAACTCCAGTCAGAGCAGCTAAATGAACAATAACATCGGGCTTAAACTTTCCTATTCTATGCTTTACAAAAGATTCGTTGCGGATATCCTCATCTCTTCCATTTTTAATATCCATTCCAATTACTTTATGTCCTAACTTTTCAAGTTTAGGTTGTAGATGACTTCCTATAAATCCTTTTGAACCTGTCAATAAAATTTTCATATATCCCAATTAAATTTATTAGTTCCAAAATGACCTTTAAGCGAAGCTTCTTTATAAATTGGTTTATCTAACTCTAGTTCTTTTATGACAGTAGCTACATCATATCCCTTAGTATATTCGCTTTCTTTTCCGTTTATTTTTACATACAATGGCTCTGCCCTTCCTATCACATAAGCTATCTCTACTAACGCCTCACTATCATCTGTTACTTGCAAATGATTAAGAGCAATATGTCTAGCCAAATAAGCTCCACTTCTATCTACTTTAGTAGCATCTTTTCCAGCAAAAGCACCGCCCCCTATCGGAATACTTGGACCATACCATAATACATTTTTTCTTCCTGTCAAACCAGTGTCTGCTTCAAACCCTCCCTTCTTAAAATGAATTAAATTATATGTCGTATTATCGTCAAGAATAACCAACCCAGCATAAAGCTTCAAAACATAATCTATAACTTTTAATATATAATCATCTTCTTTCTTTTCTGCTTGATAAGACACAGTTATGTTTTTAATTTTATAAGGCACCGTGTTTGTTTTATCTATGGTTATCTGAGCTTTTCCATCTGGAAGTATTTTTTTATCTTCATCAAGTTTATCACATATTCCCTTAACTATATCCGTTTCTATAGGCAAACCGCTTATCCCCCTACAAGCATAACCTATGACTATTCCACTATCACCTGCACCTTCGTTAGCCAAATCACTAATTTCAGGCGATTGTTCATCTATATAAGTAATAATTCGTTTAAACTTTGAAATATATCCTATTTTTCTATACGTATCCATAGCAATTTTAGCATAATCTACCTTTGCTTTAGTCGTTATCTCTCCGCCTATTGTTAAAAATCCGTGAGAACCAAATACTTCTACAGCTACCCTTGAATCAGGATCTTGTTTAAGGCACTCATCAAGAATAGCATCAGCAATGATATCTGTTACCCGATCGGGGTGACCTTTACGACAATACTCAGCTGTTTTAATCATATATATTTTTTATAGCCCTGCTTGTCTAGCAACTCATCATTATATTTGTCAGTTGCCTCGAGCACAGGCATTTTAATTTTATATTCTTTAGCAAATTCTAATAATGCTTTAGTGTCCTTAGGCAAGCAATTATGAACAATAGCATCTGCTACTACAAAAGTTTGATTTCCTTCAACTTCAAAATTATAAACTTTACCAGAATACAAAGTAATGCTTGTTTTTTTAATTGGGAAATACAAAAACTTATCATCAAACCAGCTTGTCTTCCTAAATAATTTCAAGTCTTTTTCTATCTTATCGCCTATTAAATCATTGAACTTTTTAATTTCAGTATAATTCCTAATACGAATTGTGAAAACTTTCTTATGATTAATTCCATTTTTATCAATTTTTCCTTCTCTTATACTGATAGTAAATCCTATACCAAGTTTCAGTAAAATAAGTTTCAATTGATAATAAAGATTTTCAGAAATAGTAGTCATTGAATAAATCCCAGTTGATTTACTACCATCTCCTCTAAAATATCCTTTCAAAAACTCAGATATATTCGCAGAGTTCATAATCTCATTACTAAGTAATTTTTTATCAGCCATTTCACCACAATGTTGTTTTAGTAAATTACTAACTCTTTTATCTGTAAATCTAATAACAGAACAATTACATTTTAGATTCCTAATACTAGATTTAATCCCAAATTCATTCTTTATTATATCAACAACATCTTGAATATAATCAATTTCGTTACTATTAAATGCTATACTAATTCTATTTTTTCCCTTTTCTACATTTCCTTCAGCTACAAAATATCCGAATAATCTCATTAAATTATCACTAAAATGACTTATTGTGAAATCTCTTTTTTCTTTTATTTTTGGCAAAACAATAAAATCTCCTTTTTCTAAATCCTCAGCATCAATCCATTCCAAATCATAACTATCTTTTTTATAATTACTCAGTTTTTCTCTTTTATTCCCGTAAAAACTTCTATTCGCTTTTACTGCTAAAACTGGATGCTCACCTGTTAAACCAAATTCTTCCATTCCTTGACCTCTTATAATAAATAGATTTTCTTTTTCATCATCAGTTTCTCTTTCAAATTTCTGTAAAACCTTTCTCCAAGTTCCATCAATAGTTAAAACATCATCTCCAACCTCAACATCTTTCGCTTTTTTTACAGAATTATTAACATACATCAATGTATTCGCTAATAAGCATTTCCCCCAATATCCACGCTTCCCTTTATGCATTATAGTTAAATGAGTTCTTTCTATTCTTTTATCTGCAGCTAATCCAGAAACAACAGCTTCCCACTCCTCTTCTGTAAATCCAACAGCCATAGCTAAATCATAAAGTTCATTATTCTTAGCGACCTTTACAGAAAACCAAGTATTAGTTGCATATTTAACCATTTCAGCTACCCTTGCTGGAACTATTTTCTCATAAGGAGCTAATGGAAGCTGTAAAGCCACATCCTTAGCCACAGAATAGCTTTCATTTGTATATCCAATTATCTGCCGATCAGGAAAAGACATATCATTATCAGCAGTTTCTTCTGTTAAAAATTCAGGATTAAAAACAAACTTATGCTGTGAAAACTCTTTTTGAAGCATATCAGTAGTTCCAATCATTACAGTAGATTTGATTATCACTACTTTATTTCCACTTAATTTGCTTACAGCTTCACGAATAATATTTATATCACAACCTTTCTCTGGAACATAAGGAGTGGGCAAGCAGATATAAACAAAATCTGCAAAATTAACTTTTTCCATTGATCCCAGTCCTTTTTTATCGTAGTAATATAGCTCTACCTCATATTTTGGTTTTTTTTCAAAATATCTTTTTAAGGCTCCGCCGACCATTCCAATTCCAATTATCCCTATTTTATACTTTTCTGTCATATAATAAACAATTTTAAAATTATAATTGTAAAAATAATTTCAATTACCAATAGTGCAATTAAGAAAATATCAATCAATTCTAAATGTGTCTGGATTTTTTTTATCATATAAATCAGATATAGCCGACACAAAAATTAAATCTTCTTTTCCTGTATTTTCTATACTATGCCAAAGCATTGGCTCCAATTCTATCTGTTTATAATCTCCCTCTTTTATTTTAACATATTCAGTGTTGCCTGTCTTTATATCTTTAATTCTGTAAACCCCTTCCCCCTTTAATACACAAAACCATTCCTTTCGACCTTTATGATAATGTTGACCTCTTGTTTTGCCAGGCTTGATAGTAGCAGAATATATTTGATTAAACTCTCCTACTTCATCAGACCTTAGAACTTCTATCAAAGTTCCTCTATCATCTGTCTTTTTTTCTAATGTTTTTATCTTATAATTCATTTTCCTTACTCATTGTCATTTTTATTTAATTTCTTTTGCATAAACTTACCAATCATATTTTCCCTTTCTTCCTCAATCAATTCTTTGGCAAGTTTAACCAACTCTTTCTTTTGGCTATTTAAGAATAATTGAGTTGACAAATCTTTAGCCATTGAAGACCAGCTCTTGTCTTCGTTAAGAAAGCCAGCTCTGAAAAGGACTCTTTCGTCCTCATCAAAAGTTTGAATTACCATTGGAGTTAATTCTTTCATTTTAATTCTCTCTGGCTTATTTTGTTCACCAGTAGAGCTTTTATAACAAGATTTTTTATAATCATAATAAAGATTAGTTAGTCTATCATAGTCGCTATCAACTTTAGAAAAATTGTTTTCAAAGTAATTTGGATTATATAACTCATACGATCCGTCATCCCAAATAACTTTATAATTACTACATTTACCTAATTTATCTTCAGGCACTTCAACTACTATTCCTTTTCTTGAAGTAGTATTACCACTATTATCGCTCACAAAACAACCTTTAATTATTTCCATAATTTTATAACCATCTTTTATTATTTTCCTTTAAATACCATTGAACAGTTTTCTTAAGAGACTGTTCAAATTTTATTGGGTATTCAAAGCCGACCTTTTTTAATTTTTCCCCGTCCAACGAATACCTCTTATCGTGTCCGGGTCTACATTCACGAGTATCAACTACCTCATACATAAGTCCTTTTCCCAGAAACTCTGCTATCATAAGAGCAAAATCACGATTATTTATCTCTCTCTCTCCCACTAAATTAAACTTACCTTTAGTTTCATCGTGTATATCTATGAACTCATCTACATTTTCCATTAAATAAATTAGAGCACCACAGATATTTCTAGCGTGTATCCAATATCTACTCCCATCGTGAACTGTTAGTTTCTCAGCATTCAACACTTTTCTTATTATAATTGGTATAAACTTTTCAGGATGCTGTCTTTCACCAAACACATTCATCGTATTGGTTATCATAACCGGCATCTTGTAAGTATTAGCAAAAGCTACACAGAAATCTTCAGCTGCTGCTTTTGAAGCTGCGTAAGGATTTCCAGGATTATGTCTATCTCCTTCTTTAAAATCTACTCCCTCTGGAGCTGGTCCGAAAGCTTCATCTGTTGAGAAATATACAAACTTTTCCACAGGATTTTTTCTAGCATAATTAAGCAAGTTTACTGTTCCTATAGTATTATCCATAGCAAAATCTAAAGGTCTTTCAATACTTCGGTCAACGTGGCTTCCTGCTGCTAAATGCCAAATATAATTAATCTTTCCTATTTCTTTTGATAATTGATCGTTTATTTCCGATTTTAAATCCCACCAGACAAACTTAACCCTATGTTTTTTTTCTTCCCAGATCTTTATATCTCTCAATCTTTCAAGATTTCCAGATATATCCAGTCTATCTAAAATTACTATATTCCACTCAGTATTTTTAAGGACTCCTTCTATAATGTGATGCCCTATAAATCCAGCACCACCCGTGCAAAGTAATGTTTTATTTTCCATAATTTCATAAGCTAAACCACTTGTGCTTTGTTGTGCTTTAACTAACATATTTATATTATTGTTATATCTACTTCATTTTGTGGCTGGCAAAATGTAAGCATTAAGGCATCAGCCACATCGGGCGACTGAATACCATCTTTTAACATTTCTTCTTTACTTTTTATTTTTATTTTTTTATCAGATTGAATTTTATATCTGATATTTAATAATTCATCAAAATTACCCTTTAATTTACCATTACTTTTAAGCCATTCAGCTACCCTCCAATAATATTGTGCTTTTTGATTTAAAAAATCTTCATCATCATTTTCAGGCTTAGCTCCAACCATAACACCATTAATCTCAGGATAATTTTCAGACAATCTATCATAAACACCTTTTCCTATTCCTATTGCATCAATAAATATATTTTTTGGTTCAACACTATAATTATTCATTGCTTCTTCAATCTTGTTAACTAAACTCATAGTATCAGGCGTTCTTTCTCTAAAAAATATCTCTCCACCAATAGAACCTCTAGCCACTATAACAGACATATTTCTACCACTGCCACCAACATCAACTCCTAACTTTATCTCACTTCCTAGTCCAATAAAATTAGAATAAGCATTATTAAGATATTTCTCGTAAATCAATGGCAAATATCCTTTATCATCAATTGTATCAGCATCCGGAAACTTACACTCATAAAGAATATCAAACATTGATTCATTTCTCATTTCTTCTATAAATTCTTCTGTTAATCTCCCCTCTTTAATTCCATCTTTATAATTTAATACAAACTTTTTATAATTATTGTTTCTATAACTTCTTAAAAAATGGTTTCTTTTAAAAGGATTTCCTACTTTAAACAGATAATTATCTTTAGTTCCTCCAAGCATTCTCATAACAGTAGAATGTATTTTATCAGGTATTAAAGCTGATTCATCTTCAATTACATTTGGAGCTCCATATCCCATTAAAGCTTTTTCTACATTAACTTGTCTTGTAGCTTCAGCAGATAAAATAAATACCTCTCCAAATTGATTATCTCCTATTTTAAATGTTAGTCTATTCTTACTTCTTTCTCTTCTTATTCTTTCCAAACTTTCATCTTTTTTAATCATTAATTTATTCACTATATACGGATTATCAAATATATGCTCAATAATATAACTCATAATAATCTTTGCTTTATCTTTAGTTGGTCCAATAATTGCCCACTTTTCAGGAAATGTAGCAACTCTAGTTAAACAAGCTATTCCAGAAATAAGAGATTTCCCAAATTGAGTATATGTCATTATATGATTTCTATGATTCTTTTTTTTAAAGATCAAGTCAAATAAATCACATTGACTATCAGATAACTCTAATTGTTCAATTCCCCCAATCTTATATAATTTTTTAACAAGCTCATAAGTCTTATTCATCTGCTAATTTCCTTAATGCTTTTGATATTTCCTCTAATTCATTTGAATTAACATCTATTTCAGATCTTTCCTTCCAATCTTCAATATATTGAAGCCATAATTTAGCTTCTGGAGCCTTTCCTTCACTTATAATCCTTTTATATAAAGCTTGTATAACATTAGGTGTTCTTTCCTTAAACCAAACCTTTCTATATTTATCAACTTCTTTTTGAAACTTTTCATCTCTTTGCCATAAACTTAAAGTTGATCTATCCACCCCATATTTTTTGGCAAAATCACCTAGTAAATTAAAACCAAACTCTTGTTTTCTCATTACATAAGGAAGAGCCATAAATTTAATAAATTGTCTTTTTTCTTCTTTTTTTTCTTTACCTCCAGTTTCCGCACAGTTTTGAATATCTTTACTCATAATTTTTTAGCTTTTTTATTAGTAAATTGTTCCCAGCGTTTTATTATTACATCACCCTTCTTTAATTTTTGACCACTCTTTATTATCGTTTAACCTTACTGGGTCTTTTCCTGTAAATTTAGCCCATCTATCTAAAATTACTGAAATGTATTTTGGGTCAAGTTCGCACATAAAACATCTTCTATTTAATTGCTCACAAGCTATTAGAGTTGATCCCGATCCTCCAAAAACATCTAAAGCGATATCATCTCTTTCAGTGCAAGCTTTTAGTGCTGGTTCTGCCAATCTAACTGGTTTTTGAGTTGGGTGCTCATATTTTGCCAGCATATCTCTTTTAACATACCAGCTTCCTAAGTGTTCTGAAAATTCATCAAAATCTAAGTCCATTAAATTGCTATGGTATTTTGCATATCTTTTATTTATCTTCGGCTTTTTACCATTCTTAAAGGCTATAACACAGTATTCTAAGGCTTTATGAAACACACATCCAGGTGACCAAACAAATCCGTTTTTAATCCAAACTGCTAATTGATTTATACTACATTTATTTTCTTTACAAGCTCTTATTGCTATATCCAAGTTTCTATCTCCATTCCATAAAAAAATAGCCATTTTTTCCTGTCCGTATAAAATACAATTTAAAATACAGTCTTTTAAAAATTGTAAATATTCTTCGGGAGATTTTTTATCTGAAAATACTCCTTTTTTCTTGCTTCCTTTATATTTACCCTCGTTATAACTTTGACCCCCTAAACTATGATAATTAATATTATAAGGTGGATCAGTAAAAACCATATCTGCTTTCTCCCCACCCATTAGTTTTTCTACATCTTCTTTTTTTGTAGCATCGCCAGATAAGAGACGATGTGATCCAAGTTGATATAAATCTCCTAACTTTGCTTTCGGCTCTTTTATTTTCTTGTATTCTGCTTCAGCATCAAAATCATCCTCTTCAATATCTTCCATTAGCATATCAACTTCTTCTGATGTCCAACCAGCTTCTAAAAGCAAATCTTCTTCAAATTCTTTTAGAATATTATCATCCCATCCACCTCTTTCAGTTAACTTATTATCTAAAAGAACATACTTTTTCTTTTGTTTTTCAGTTAATCCTTCTCTTACAACAACATCAATTTCTTTCTCGCCTAGTTGTTTTAATACCTCAACCCTTCCGTGTCCTGCTAAAATCATATTCTTTTCATCAATTACTACCGGAGCCACATATCCTAATTCTTTAAAACTTTTTTTAATCAATTCTAAATTGTGTCTTTTTGGATTTTTAGAAAAAGGTTTTAATTCTTTTATTTTTACTTTTTTTGTTTTTAAATTATTCATTACTATTTAATTTTATACTTCGTAAAATTCAAATACAACAGCTACTGTTGCACCATCACTATCAGGTGTATATTTTATAATATAATCCTCATTCTGATTAAGTACTATTTCAGCTGCTTCTCTTGTAATACCCCCAATTTTCGTTCTATTATTATTAGTTCCAAGATAAACAACTTCTAATAAAGTGCCGTCATTACTTGTAGTCGTATCTTTATAAATCTTAGTAGTAGTAGTATTAGATGAATCTCTCTTGCTATTATAGACAGTTAACTCAGTACCACCTGCGTTTATTGTTGGATTTTCATAGAATTCAACTAATCCAGCTGTATCTACAGATATTGATGAGGAAAAATGTATTCTAACAGCAGTATCAGGGGTTTTAATTCTCCAGTACTTAGGAGTTGCATTATCAACATCCAAATCATAATCTGTCATAATAAAATACTTACCTTCGTGAATATTATGATGTTCTATTGGAATAATAACTAATCCATCAATGTTATCTTCCATAACCCTTCCATCGCTATAAACAATAGCAACTTTTCCTGAAGGTAATGAATTGAAATTTCCTTTATTATCTGACAT